ATGTAGCGGAAATCAACAGCGACTTCCAGAAGCAAGCGAATCAGATGGTTCAAGGTAAAAAGACCGCTACTGCTGCACTGACCGTGATCGGTCAGAAGCACGCTGGGCGCATCCAGAACATAATCACGGGGCGGAACATTCTTCCCCGTCTTGCGGAAAGCACTGTCAAAGCTAAGAAAGGTTCTACGAAGACACTGGTTGATAGTGGGGCAATGGCGAACGCCGTGCAGATCAGCATCCGCGGGAGGCAAGCATGAGCTTTCGCAAAGCCAAGACTTTATTGAGTGAAGGCGTTGGCGCTTATGTGAGCGGGAACTGGGCTCCGGGCGCACGCACTGCTGGAACTGTAATGGCGTCGGCGCAACCTGTGGTCGTTGGGCAAGACTTGCACGCATTGCCTGAAGGGCGCCACTTGTCCGACTTCGCTAAGTTCTACAGCGACACTCGATTAAAAGTAACCGCGGACGGTGAAGGTGTGCAACCCGACATTATTGTTCATGAGGGCTATGGTTATGAACTGGTCAGTATCTTTGCGAATCAGTCTGGTGTGATTAGTCATTACAAATACCTCGGCGTGAAGGTGTTCAAATTCACAACGACGTCCGATTGGACGTCTGGCGCACTGAAGAGGCCCTAAATGGCAAGTGATATTGATCCCGCAGTACCTCCTTTCGGTAACGCGACAACCGCAGGGGTCCGATCAAATTTCGCGGCTGCTAAAGCGGAGATTGAAGACCTTCAAGAAGGGCGGGTGAGCGGTCTAATCATTCCAGAAACTCCGGGCGTAGGGTTTAAGGTTGATCAGATAACTCCAACTTACCCTTGGGTGGATTTGCTTGGAGACATTACACCAAAAACTTCAGGCGCTGGTTCTCCAACGCTTGGAGCACTGAGGGGAGCGAATGTTCGTGCTTTCTTCTATTCTGCTGGTGACGACGGGGATTGTGTATTTCATATTCCTCACGATTATGTCCCCGGCAGCAATCTTTTTCTTCATGCTCATTGGTGTCATAATGGAACTACAATTAGCGGAAGCATTGTCTTCAACTTCTATATGGCTTACGCTAAAGGCCATGGACAGGAAGTTTTTCCTGTCGAGGTAAATAGAACGCTTACCGTCAGCACTCCTGATATTGCAACTATTCCTCGATGGGGGCACCGAACTGACGAGACTCAAATTAGTGCGGCAAGCCCTGCTGCTTCGCAATTTGATTCAGATCTTATAGAACCCGACGGCTTGTTGTTAGTTCATTTTGATGTCACTACAATTCCAACAATTACTGGCGGTTCTCCCAACGAACCTGCTGTACTTACTCTAGATTTGCATTATCAGAGTACCGGAATTGGAACTAAACAGAAAAGTCCTGATTTCTGGACTCCGTAATGAGCCTGAAATCGACATTACAAGCACTAATCAAAGCTGTTATTGGTGACGAGGCTTTGATTTTTGCAGATCAGAATTCTCCGCGTCCATCTTTACCGTATTGGACAATGAGGATTTCTGCTCAAAGAGCTATAGGGGTGGATGCTTATAGCCAAGGAGTTGATGATGACGGAGATCAACTTGTAACTGGTGTTCGAGAAGTTACGGTACAGATGCAACGTTTCGGAACTGATTCCGATGTAGCGTGCGCAGACCTGCGAGACAACCTGTCTCGCACAACTATTCTTGAACAATGGCAGATCCAAAAGATTGCGCTGTACGATATCGGTGACGTGCTCAACGTGCCGTACAAGCTCGATAATTCGCAACTGGAACCCCGCGCCAGTGTGGATTTGTTCGTTCGCTTTGGCAC